TGGCACACACCACGCGGGTGTTCACGCCGTTTACCCTTTTCTGCAGCTGATAAGTGCTTTTTGAAGCGAAGGAATACGCTCTCCATCTGATTGAATGACTGCATGGATTGTGTAGTGTGGTGGGGTGCGAGCCTCCATAGGAGACTATTGAGCCTCGTAGGAGAATCCATCAGGATCCAGGGACCCTCACCAGGGCCAGCGCCTTCCGGTGCAGGTGATAGATGTAATCCTGGCTATAGTTCAGTTGGGATGCGATCTGGTCCCAGCCTAGGAAGGTGATGTAACGCATCTCCAGCAGCGTCTCGCACTCCATGCTATTCACACTTCGGATCGCTTCAGCGATTTCAGTCTTCAGTCTCATTAACTGGGCAATGCTGGTGTTGATTTCATTTTCCAGTTCGGTGATCCGTACCACCGCCTCCTCCACGGGAGATCGACGGATCGACGGAGCCTTGGGCACCTCTGTGAGTTTGGGGGATACGTAGACGGCATGGCTTTTGAGCCAATCGAGCTGGCGTTCCTTGGTCTTGATGCGTTTGTCCAGATACCATGCCTGCGACAGATATTCCTTTGCTTTCATGCTCTTGCCTCCTGTAGGTGAATCTTGGTGAAGTCGGGGCTGATCTCGCACAGGAGTTCGAACCACTTGCTCTCGAAAAACTTTTCAATCTCATCCTTGGTCGCCCATGCGTATACATAATCGGGGTTGCTCTCCAGCTGGGATACCGCCTTGTGCCAGTCGGTGACTGCACGTTCCACGATGGCCGCTGCCAGATGTCTCATACTTGCCTCGGTCATCGGCTACCCCCTGTAAGTTCGGCCTTCACCGCTTCGATGAGGGCGTCCTGGGTTTGAGCCTTGCCCGAGAGGACTTTCATGATGCGCTCATCAATGGTCTTCTCGGTGATGATGTGCTGAACCACCACAGTCTCGGACTGCTGCCCCTGACGCCACAGGCGCGCCACCGTCTGCTGGTACAGCTCGAGGCTCCAGGTCAGTCCGAACCAGATCAAGCAATTGCCACCACTTTGGAGGTTCAGCCCGTGCCCGGCAGATGCGGGGTGGATCAACCCGACCGGCAGGTTCCCTTGGTTCCACATCCGGATGCTTTCGCTCGTATCCAGAGTTGAAAACGACACACCAAGCTTCTCCAACCTCCTCGCAATCCGCTGAAGGTCGTGCTTGAACCAATAGGCCACCAGTACACTTTGTCCGTTTGCTGCTTCGATGAGGTCCTCCAATAGATCAAGCTTTCGGTCATGGATGCCGATCGTCGCCCCGTCGTCGGTGTACACAGCCCCATTTGCCAGTTGCAGCAGTTTGCCCGACAGGCTTGCTGCATTGGCAGCCGTCACTTGTCCGCCCGAGGAATCCAGGACCAGATCTTTCCTTAGTCTCTCATAGACCATCCGCTCCTCATCACTGAGGGTAACCTTATACTCATTGGTCATGAGCTCGGGCATCCTGATATGGTCCTGGGCCTTCATAGAGATCGTGATGTCTTCGATTGCCTGGTAAATCCTTTCCTCCGCACCGGGGGCGGGTTTATAGCTGAACACGATCTGTCCATTGCGTTTGTCTGGGGAGAAGTACGCATCACGGTAGGAGCCGATGAACCTGCCCAATCGTACGCCTTTGTCCAACAGCTTGAACTGGGCCCAGAGGTCGATTAGGCCGTTGCTGGCCGGGGTTCCTGTGAGCCCTACGATGCGCTTTACCACGGGACGGCGCTTCATCAGAGCCCTGAAGCGCCTGGAGCGGTGGTTCTTGAACGACGAGAGTTCGTCGACGACGACCATGTCGAAGTCGAAGGGCAGGGTAGTCTCCTCAATCAGCCACTGCACATTCTCACGATTGATGATGTACAGGTCAGCCTTGCGCTCGAGTGCTGTAAGGCGCTCGGCGGTACTTCCCACGGCCACTGATGGAATCAAATCCCCAAGGTGATCCCACTTGCCGATTTCGGCAGGCCAGGTATCCCGTGCAACCCGAAGGGGCGCGATGATCAGGACCTTTCGTACCAGAAAGGAATCGAAGAGGAGGTTGGAAAGGGCCGTCAGGGTGATGACAGTCTTCCCCAAACCCATCTGCAGGAGTACCGCTGCCACGGGGTGCTGCTCAATAAAGTCGCTCGCATACTGTTGGTAGTCATGCGGTGTATATGTCATTGATGATCTCCTCTATCTGCTCTTTTGCATCCAGCACGTATGCCTTGAATCCCATGGCCCTCAACATTTCATGCCTTACCCGTTGGAGAGCCCTAGGTTTCTTCCCTGGGGCTTTCACTTCCACAAAGCCGCACCTGCCACCAGGCAGCAGCACCAATCGGTCCGGCATTCCATCGAAGCCCGGGCTTATGAATTTCACAGCCCGGCCTCCCATCTTTTTCACAGCCAGCACCAGCTGCAACTCGATCTCTTTCTCAAGCATTCCAAATCTCCCTTTGGAACGAAGGAACGAGTGGAACGAAAGGAACAGGGGGTCCTATAAAGTCCCACGTGCGTATATACGCCCCCACCGCCATACTCCTTCCCTGTATATCTACTTACACTTATGTAATAGATATTCTTGTTCCATTGTTCCTGATGCCACAAAACCTGCTCCTCAGAACGGGATTGCGTCATAGTCCAATGGAACCAGTTCTGGAACAGGCTTGGAACGTTCTGAAGGTTGTTCCGTTCCCTGATAAACATAGGCGCGTTGCTTTCCGTAAATCGGGAAGTATCGCGTTCCTGTTTTTGTTACTTGATATTTGCCCCAGCCCTCGATCTTCTGCATGATGGCAGTGATCCCGTATGAGTCGTTCTTGCTGATCATGGCGGGGTCCTTACCGAAGCATTCGCACCAGATCTCCATATTGCAGACCACGGTTCTCCTGACGGTCCCTTTAACCGTCATGCCGCTGTCCTTCTCGGAAAGGAATGCACGTCGTGCATAGAGGTCCATCGCTTCCCAGTTCTCGGGGAGCAGAAAATCGAGGTAATTCCTGACGTAACCCTCGCGTACATCGATCTCCATGGCTTCGCTCTGGACCTCCTCCGCCTCCTCCAGAAAGTCTCCCTCGAGATATAGTTTTTCGCCATTTTCCCAGATTGACTTTGCTTCCGCCCAGAACTGGGTCCGATATGCCTCGGAATATTGCCAGGTCATCTTATGCCTAGCTAAGTTGGACTTGATGATCCAGTACCGGCGGTTGCCGGTGATATCGCGAAGGTACCCATGTTCTCCGTTGACCGTCGCAATGATCACACACTGGCGAGGGTGGCTTTCGACCACCTTGCCATAGCTGGGGCGGTATTGGTCGTCGGATGTGGAGAAGAACGCCTTCACCTTCTCGATGTCGGCTTTCTTTATTCCTGCCAGTTCCCCGATCTCTGCGATCCACACCCCCTGCAGCTTTTCCGCACCCGCCTTGGATTCCATATCGGCCAAAGAGAGGGTTTCGGAATAGT